TTTGAAATTCAAACTGTTGATATTGTTGCTAATCCAAGTGCTCCAGATGCATATCCAGATCCACTATATGAAGCCATTATGAATGGCAAGCGTGGTAATATTTTAATGGATGTTGCAAAGGCTACTAATCATGACACCAAGGCGCAAAAGTATCTCCAGGAAGAGGTACTTAGATTGATTAATAACCTAAATATTAGGAGAACGTAAATGGCTCATGCAATCGAACAACTCCTAAGTTCAGAAGTTCTTTCAGAAGAAGTGCGTAACACTCTAACAGAAGCGTGGGAAGCAAAAATATCTGAAGCTCGCGAAGAAATCACCGCTGAATTGCGTGAAGAATTCGCTAACCGTTATGAAGATGATAAAACACAGATGGTTGAAGCACTAGATGCTATGCTATCTGATACTATCAAATCTGAATTAGCGGAATTTGCTGAAGATAAAAAAGCCGCTGTAGCCGCTAAAGTCGACTACCAGCGTAAAATTGCAGAACATGCACAACTGCTAGATTCGTTCGTAATGGAAACTCTACAAAAAGAGATTCAAGAATTACGTGACGATCGCAAAGTTCAGGAAGGTAACTTCGCCAAGTTAGAAGACTTCGTTATGGAGCAACTAACAACAGAACTTAACGAATTCCACCAAGACAAAAAAGACCTACTTGAACAGAAGGTCAAATTGGTGAAAGAAGGTAAGGAAATGATTGCTGAAGCGAAAGCGAAATTCATTGAAAAGGCTTCTACAAAACTAGCAACTATTGTTGATGAAACATTAACAAAAGAACTAGGAACTTTGAAAGAAGACATTCAGCAGGCAAAAGAGAATATGTTTGGTCGTAAGATCTTCGAAACTTTTGCAGCTGAGTTTATGAGTTCTCACTTAGCGGAAGGCACTCAAATTTCTAAACTTTCTCAGCAAATGACAGAAATGGCTACTCAATTAGAAGAGTCTAAAACTGTGATTGCTGAAAAAGAGGCATTAATTGAAGCAGCAGAAAAGAAAGCGACTCGTATTGCGGAAGCAACCGAACGTGCTAAGGTTCTGGCTGATCTTCTAAGCCCACTAGCAAAAGACAAGCGTGAGTTGATGGGTAATTTACTTGAGAGTGTGAAAACAGATAAACTAAAAGTAGCATATAACAAGTATCTACCAACTGTTTTGAATGAAACAGTAACATCAAAAGCTCAAACTTTAAATGAATCTCAGAAGACTGAGATTACAGGTAACAAGGCTCGCACACAGGAAACTGATAGCGATGCTGAAATTATTAACCTTAGAAAATTAGCCGGTATCGCATAATAATAAGGAGTATACCAAAATGTCACAGAACCTATTTGAAAATTGGAGCGTAACTAAAGAAGCTCTAACAGACGGTTTGACAGGTAACAAGAAGACAGTAATGGAAAGTGTTCTTGAAAACACTAAGTCATACCTCGCAGAAACTGCCCTAAGTGGCACAACAATGGCAGGTAACGTTGCTACACTTAACAAAGTTATTCTTCCAGTTATCCGTCGTGTAATGCCAACAGTTATTGCAAACGAACTTGTTGGTGTCCAACCAATGACTGGTCCAGTAGGCCAGATCCACACACTTCGTGTACGTTATTCAGAGAGCGCCGCTGGCGTTGTTGCTGGTGACGAAGCACTATCACCATTCGCTATTGCAAATGGTTACTCAGGTAATGCATCAACAGGTCAAGCAGACTCTACTTCAGCTCTTGAAGCAGACGGCGGCCGTAAGTTGAGCATCCAAGTCTTAAAGCAGACAGTAGAAGCGAAGACACGTAAACTAAGCGCACGTTGGACTTTCGAAGCTGCACAAGACGCACAGTCTATGCATGGCCTAGACGTTGAAGCAGAAATCATGCAAGCTCTTGCACAGGAAATCACTGCTGAAATCGATCAGGAAATCCTAACAAGCCTAGACACACTTGCTGGTACAGCAACTGATACTTACAACCAAGGTGGTGTAAGCGGTACTCCAACATTCGTTGGTGACCAACACGCTGCTCTTGCTGTTCTTATCAACCGTTCAGCAAACTTAATTGCTTCAAGAACACGTCGTGGCGCAGGTAACTACGCAGTAGTTTCACCAACAATCCTAACTGTACTACAGTCAGCTACAACTTCAGCGTTCGTAAGAACAACAGAAGGTCCATTTGAAGCACCAACCAACACTAAATTTGTTGGTACACTAAACGGTACAATGAAAGTATTCGTTAACCAGTACGCTTCAGACA